GGTCGCCCGTACATGTTGGACATGAAATCGAATCAGTTCACTCGCCAGTTTGATGCGCGTGTTCGTGATTCGGTTGACCAGTCAACTGAGCCTGGTGAGTCGGCTTTGAATCCGCAGGGGTTGTGGCGTCGTAGCCAGTCGTCTTGGCATTACGGTGCTGGGCAGCAGTATTCGGATACGGCTGATGCCGAGAACTACAGGTTCTACACGAGCAAGGGTGTGGATGTTTGGACTCGTGGGCGTTTGTCGTTGTTGAATGATACGGAGAATGTGTATTCGACGTCGGGTGCGAACCTGTATGCCTGCACCGCCGATGGGCGATTGTATGGGACTGATGGGCAGAACGTCAAGTACACGACCGATTTTGCGACGGTGACGACGGTGACGGGTACGGCTGCATCGGATTTGTATTCGATTACTTCGGATGGCTACCACGTGTTCTACTCGTACGCCAACGGTGACATCGACCAGACGAACGCTGGCATTTCTACTTCGTCGGCGTACATCACTGGTATTGAGGCTGGAGTCTTGGGGTATGTGAGGGGCCGTTTGATGGTGGCTGGTCAGGGTGTGGACAAACGCAAGATTTGGAACATCACCACTCCTGCTGGTTCAACGGCGAACAATCCGACTGCTTTGTACACGCATCCGAACACGAACTGGACGTGGGTTGGGTTCGCTGCTGGGCAAACCCACATCTATGCCGCAGGGTACGCAGGGAATACGAGCATCATTTACAAGACACAAATCCAGGCTGACGGAACTGCTCTTGAAATCCCGACTGCTGCGGCTGAACTGCCGCTCGGTGAGATTGTGCGTTCCATCTACGGCTATCTCGGCTACATCATTCTTGGCACGGATACAGGGTTCCGTTTCTGTTCAACGGACACCGACGGCAATCTCACTGTCGGACCATTGGTGGAGACGGGTGCTGCGGTCGGGGCGATGGCTGGCATCGGCAAGTACGTCTACTTCGCGTGGACCAACTTCGATTCCACTTCGACAGGTATTGGGCGTATGGACATCTCGGTGTTCATTTCCCCGAACCAGCCTGCGTACGCATCCGATTTGATGGCGACTACGCAGGGTACGGTGCAAGCAATTCACGAGTTCCAAAACAAGCCACTGTTCACCGTTTCAGGGGTCGGCGTGTACACACCTCACGCAACCAACCTTGTCACCTCCGGTTACCTGCGGTCAGGTATCTACCGGTGGGGTGTGCCGGACGCTAAGTTCATCCCGAAGTTGGACATTCGCTGTCTGCCGTTGTCGGGTTCTGTCACCATGTCGGTTGCTTCGGATGGTGGCGCGTTCCATGATTTTGCGACCCTTTCAACTTTGAACGTGAAAGAGAAAACGTTCGACGGGTTGGAGGACAAGATTTTTGAGGCAGAAATCAAGGTGACTCTTGCCCGTGCTGCTAGTGCTACGACTGGTCCGACGCTGACCCGTTGGATGGCTAGGGCTTATGCCGCCCCGCTGAGAAGCCAAATCTTCTCCGTACCCCTCATCATGCACCACAAACTGTCTATCAACGGGCGGGAGTATTGGCAGGATGTGGACGCTGAACTTGCCTATCTGCGGGATTTGGTGGAAACCCCCAGGGTGGTGACCTATCAGGAGAATGAGGAGACGTTCGCGGTGGTGGTGGAGAACGTGCAGATGCAGATAGCCCAGTTGGTGAACGCTCACCGTACGAACGATTTTGAGGGGACGGCTATCGTGGTGATGCGTAGTGTAAGATGATGAGCCGATGGCAGCAGTAACACGTAGACAATACAAGGGCGCAGCCGCCCAGACCACTATCACTAACGCTTTGGCGTCTGGTGACACGTCGGCTACGCTCGCGGCGACGACTGGTTGGCCGACTGGTACTGAACCGTTCTTTGTGGTTATCAGCCCTGGGACTGCGAGCGAGGAGAAGTGCAGCGCCACGATTTCTGGGTCGGTGTTGACTCTTACTCGCGCACAGGATGACACGACCGCTCAGTCTCATGCGTCGGGTGCGACGATTTATCCGGTGTTCACCGCGGATGACGCTGATGAGGCGAACTTCCTTGCGTCGAGGTATGCGGCGAAGGGTGACCTTGTGGCGTTCAATGGGACGACGGTTGCTGCGTTGGCGGTTGGTACGAATGATTATGTTTTGACGGCTGATTCGTCGACGGCGACTGGGCTAAAGTGGGCTGTGCTTCCTGCGGGGGCGGATGTTCTTCAAGTACAGGTATTCAGTTAGGATAGGTAACAGATGGCAACGTACAGCAAAGTCAAGTTGAGTGGTTCGACGGATGGTCGTGGCATCAAAGTTGCGGCTACCGCAACGGCTGGCACAACGATTCACACAGGTTCAGCAACGGCGACAACTTACGACGAGATTTGGCTCTACGCCGTGAACACTTCAGCATCCAATGTGAAACTCACGATTGAGTGGGGTGATACATCTTCGCCAGATGACTTGATTGAACTCACCGTTCTCCCAGAAGCAGGTCTAGTTACCGTGGTTCCTGGTCTTGTCATCAAGGGTAATGCGACTCCGTTGGTGGTGCGTGCGTTTGCGGCGACTGCTGATGTGGTTGTGATTCACGGGTTTGTCAATCAGATTACGGCGTAACTGATGGCTACGGCTCGTCGGCAACTTGGGTATGTGTCGTCGCTGACGACGCAGGCTGTGAATACGCTGGCGAACGCTGACTTCTCTGATTCTGCGACGGGTACTTACACTTCGGGAAGTGTTGATTACAAGTATCTGACTTACACTGCGTCATCTACTTTGACTGTGACTCGTGCAGGGTTCGCAGACATTCTCGTAGTCGGCGGCGGTGGCGGTGGCGGTCGTATCTCAGGCGGTGGCGGTGGTGCTGGTGGACATCTTTACATCACCGACGCTTACCTACCGACAGGAACGCTGACTATCACAGTCGGTAGTGGCGGTGCTGGTGCGGTGTATCTTGCGGTTGCTGGTGGAAACAATAACGGCTACAACGGGAACTCGTCTCGTATCGGTGCGATTTATTACGGCATCGGTGGTGGCGGCGGAAGCGTTGAACAGTTATCGGGTTACAACGGCGGCTCGGGTGGCGGCGGTGGCGGTGGCGGTACTCCGGGTGCGGCTCGTTTAGGTGGTGCTGGTGCGGCAGGTCAAGGTAGTGACGGCGGCACAGGTTCGGGAACCGCCTCAAACTTTGGTGCAGCAGGTGGTGGCGGTGCGTCGGCGGCTGGGACAAACGGTTCGGGTACAGCAGGCGGCGCTGGTGGCGCAGGTACATCAACATCACTAAATAACTCTGCGACGACTCGTGCTGGCGGTGGTGGCGGTGGTTCGCAAGGCGGTACGGCAGGTTCGGGCGGTGCTGGTGGCGGTGGTGCAGGTTCTAACAACAACACAACAGCCACAGCAGGCACAGTCAATACAGGCGGTGGTGGTGGCGGTGGCGGTTACGCATCGGGCAACGGCGCAGACGGTGGCGCAGGCGGTTCAGGAATCGTAATCGTGCGAGTGAGGACTAACTGATGACCTACCATAACGCTCACGCCGCACGCATAGATGAGAACGGAATCGTTCGTGAAGTCATCGTTATCCCGTACATGAACGACGACGACGAACAGGTGACTGCTTACTGCAACTCAATCGGGTTGGCTGGCACTTGGATTGATACTTCGTACACGGGTAGCAGGCGTGGCAAATACGCTGGCGTGGGCGACATCTATGATGCTGAGTCTGATGTGTTCGTTTCTCCTGTGAGTGAGGTGTCAGAGTGAGTCGTTCGTATCTTGGGTATGTGTCATCACAAACAACCGACACAGTGCCAGCAATGGCGTACGGTGAAGCGTCGGGTGGCTCGTCGTCGTCTATCACGGTTGGTGGTGTGAACTACACGCTTCTCACTTTCACTTCTAGTTCTACGCTGACTGTGTCTAAGGCTGGTTTGTTTGATGTTCTTTGTATCGGCGGCGGCGGCGGTGCAGGTCACAGCACACAGAACGGTGAAGTGAGCGGTGGTGGTGGTGCTGGCGCATTGGTAGGCAACTCAGTCACTACGCTTTATCTATCCGCTAATCAAACTTTGACTGTTGGTGGTGGTGGTGCTGGCGCAACATCAGGTGCGCTTCGTGGTGCTGTTGGACAGGAAAGTTCAGTCGGCTCGCTGATGTCTGCGGCTGGCGGCGGTGGTGGTGGTGGACCAACCACATCGCAAAGAGATGCTTATTCTGGTGCTTCGGGCGGCGGTTCTGTTGCTACAGGTTCAGCACCATCGGTAACGGAAGAGTTTGGTAACGCAGGCGGAACAGGCAGTTTCTTTGCGACTGCTGGTGGTGGTGGCGGTTTTGCGGCAGTTGGCGGCAATGGTAGTGGTGCTACGGGTGGCGCAGGTGGCAATGGTCAAGACATCTCAACATGGTTGGGTAGTGGTAGCGCAGTCAATGTTGCTGGTGGCGGTGGTGCTGGTGGCACTACTACAGGCGGTGCGGCAGGCACAGGTGGAGTCGCAGGAAAGACAAGCGGCACGGGTAACAACGGTGTTGCGAATAGTGGTGGTGGCGGTGGCGGAACACAGAACGGCTCAGGCGGCAACGGCGGCTCAGGTGTCATCTATGTAAGGTTCAAGGTCTAGTCATGGCACACTTCGCACGACTCAACGGCGATACCGTCGCACAAGTAATCGTCATTGCTAACGATGACTGCGGCGGCGGCGACTTCCCTGAGAGCGAACCTATCGGTCAAGCGTTCATCGCATCACTAGGACTAGACGGTGAGTGGAAGCAAACAAGTTATTCAGCAAGTTTCAGGTCTAAGTACGCTGGTATCGGTGACCGCTACGACGCTGAACTAGACGAGTTCATAACACCACAACCGGTTGAGGACTAATCGAGCGGCGTCTCGTCATCCTCCCAATTCGCCACAAGCCACAACAACCCCAAACCAATCACAACACCCGTACCAACAAACAACGCCAACAACCCCAACGCCGCCCGTGATAGAGTCGAAACCATGACAAAAAAGCGTACCCCAAAACCCGCCCCCAAAATCGGCATCACCCACGAACAATGGCAAATGTGCCTCTCCTACCTCCGCTCAGCCATAGCAGCCGTCGTAGCAGTCATAGCCACCCTCGACTACACCCCATCCGATTTAGCCAAAGCGTTCGTCGCAGCCCTCATCCCACCCGTGCTGCGTTGGATAAACCCCAACGACCCAGCCTTCGGACGTGGCTCAGAAGCGTAAATACACCGGCGTAACAGACGGCCCAGCCGCAGGGAAACGCGCCGGCACCGAGGAGTTCGTCAAACAAGTCCACCGCCTAACAGGTGGTGCCCTGTGGAATAACGGCACCTGGGTCGTACGCAACAAGAACGGCAAAACCTCACTGTCAGTTCACGCCACAGGTCGGGCAATGGACCTGTCATACCGCAAGGTTGGTGCGAAAGGGAAACCGAACGGACGTCAACACGCCCAAGAACTCATCCGACTACTCGTAGCCAACAACGAAGAACTCGGTGTTGAAATGATTCTCGACTACTTCCCGCAACCGCACGGTCGCGGTTGGCGTTGCGACCGGCAAGCATGGACCAAGTACAGCAAGGCAACAATCACTGGGGCACCAGGCGGTGACTGGATACATGTAGAAATCTCACCGAAAATGGCGGACTCACCACAGGCAGTGAGGGATGCGTTTGCTAAGGTGAACCTGATTTGAAATGGATACAGGACTCGCCACGGTTATCGCAGCCGCCCTTACTGGCGCGTTCGGATTCCTAGCAGCAGCCATCAACAAGTACCGCAAGGAAAACGCCGTCGACCACGCCGTAGTTATCGGCATCCTGCGACTTGTCCACAAGTCACAGCAGCGAACCGAAGACAAGGTGGACCGAGTTGACGAACGCCTCACCCGTCACATAGAGTCACACGCATCGGAGGGGATGCTTGACAATGGGCGAACAGTTCACCAAGATGGAGTTGAAACGAATAGCGACTTATCTGCGTAAGGTCTACCCAGGGGTAGCCGAACAAGACGAGTTGTGGAATCTGATAGCCAAAGTAGACCAACTCGTAAAGGGGAAACATGCACGACCCGACCGCAGGCGCGGAGATTCTTCTCCAAGCACATGAACTGATTACCCGCGACAGGCAGAACGCCTACTCGCATCCCCTCGAAGATTATTCGCGGACCGTATCCATCTACAACGCACTCAAAGGCGAAGATGTGATGACTGCAGAAGACGGCATCCTGTTCATGGTGTGCGTCAAACTGTCACGTTTGATGAACGAACTCGACAACCATCTCGACATACCGGACAACATCATCGACCTCGCAGGTTACGTCGGCTGCCTACAAATGGTGCGCGAATCCTCACGTCATACGACAGCAGAGTTGGCTCGCATGTTCAAGACAGGTGAACCGTACCATCAATGAAGAACAGTGATTGGGACATCAAATCGAATACGTTCAACTTCGCGGAGGATTTGAAGTACGGGCAGATGGGCGAGAAACGTATCCGCAAAATGTTGGAATCGTTGGTCGAAGGTTCGTTCGAAGTGAAAGCGGACCGCTACCGTAACGGCAACATGGCGATAGAGATGCGACAGAACCCACGCAAATGCGGCAAATGGGTGAAGTCAGGTTTACAGGTCACGAAAGCACAGTGGTGGGTGTACATCTTTTCGATGGATGGCGGCTTCATCATCGTTGCCGTTGACCGTTTGAAGCGTTTCATTGAGGCGAACAAGGACACGTTGGAGACACGCGATTTTGCTCGCCGCTCGGACAACCCTGCGTGGGGTTACCTGTTGAAACCTGAGGATGTGTGCGCTTTACTGTATGACCAGAGGTACGACGCGTGACACCTTGCCCCTGGTCGCTGGTAGCAATCCATTGGATTGACGCGTTCGACTCATCGAACGGGTGGATTCACACGAAGGAGTACGCACCGAAACCGCAGCATGTGGTGTCGGTCGGCTGGCTATGGCCCGACCTGCTGGAGGGTTACCTGTCGGTAACTTGCTCATGGTGCCCCGAAGAAGAACCCGAACTTGACACCGTAGGCATGGTCACCCACGTACCGTTGGGCATGGTACAAAAAGTCGTCGTTCTGGGCACCCCAAGTTTTTGATGAAATTTTGCAAACGTTGCCAAACCAGCAAACCATTTTCGGAGTTTCGTTCCGACTCATCACGAACCGGTGGGTTATCGAGGATGTGCAAACAATGCTGTCGCGCACATGACAAAATAAAGTACGCAAAAAATGCCCCGACAAGGATTGCAACGCAAAAACGATTTAGACAAAGAAACCTTGAACGTTTGAACGCCGAGGGAAGACGCCGGTATTGGGCAAAGCGTGAAGAAAATGTGTTGAATCAGCGAGCACGATACAAGCGAGAGAGGGAAAAGCGAATAAGGGACCAAGTTCAATACACTCAACGTCGGCGCGCGAGAAAACTACAGGCTGGCGTTTTTGAAATACTTCCCAAAGAACTTCGTCGCCTCAAACAAAGCCCGTGCTACATGTGTGGCTCCCCGTTCGAGCACATCGACCACGTGGTCCCCTTGTCCAGGGGTGGGCGGCACTCGATAGGCAACATTGCGCCATCCTGCGCTTCCTGCAACCTGAAGAAGGGCTTCAAATACTTGGTGGAAATGAAAAACTTGACAATGTGACAGGTCTCCTGTACGGTGAACAGGAGAACACAACAACTAGAGAAAGGCACTGTAATGATTACACGAATCCCTAAACCTGCGCACGGTTCACAAGAGTGGCTGAATGTTCGTTGGCGTAACGAGAACGGTGAGGCACGCATCGCAGCATCCGCATGTGCAGCGGTTCACGGTGAGCACGCGTTCGTCACACCAGCAGATTTGGCGACTGAACTGTTGGCTGAGAACCCGCCCGAACCGAAGGCTCCGAACTCTGCGATGCTCCGAGGCACCACGCTCGAAGCCCCCATCCGTGACTGGGCAGGCACTCTGCTTGGTCACCCGTTGACTGAACCTGATGTGCTGTTCGCATACGACGAACCTGGTGTGCGTCTGATTGCGACCATCGACTCGATGAGTGAGGACGGCAGGGTGTTCGAACAGAAGACAACGAACAAGATTTGGCGCGGTGAACTGCCTGCCTACTGGTATTGGCAGGGTGTTCAGCAAGCCATCTGTACGGGTGTGTCGGAGATTACGTGGGTCGTGTTCGACTCCACCCTCGACCTACACTTCCATGTGCAGGGCGTGTCGAGCGACGAGAAGGGGAAACACATTGAGGCGTGTCGCCGTTTCTTGGCGTCTATCGACATGGGGATGATGCCAGAGAACGCAGTCCTCGAATACCGTCACGTGCAAGCCCGTTTCCCTGAAGGCAAAGGCGGTGCGCAAGCCGGCATCGAACTACCACAAGATGCGCTCGCTCTCATCGAACGCTACGAACTCGCGAAAGTGCAGAAGGCGCAAGCGGAACAGATGGAAGATTTGGTGAAGGCTCAACTCTGTGAGATGTTGGGTGATTCGGAGTACGGGTTGATGCAGGACCAGTTGCTCCTCACATGGAAGACGGCGAACCGTACGTCTTTTGATGCGAAGAAGTTCGAAGCGGAGCATCCTGCTCTCGCTGCGAAGTACAAGAAACAATCAACGTACCGCACATTCCGTGTGGTCGGAAAGGACAAATAGCAATGCGATTCAACTTAGACAACTACGAGACAGTGGAGACAAGGCTCGCGAAGTTTTGGGCACAGTTCCCGAACGGGCAAGTATTCACCGCCATCCACCACTACGACGACAACAAGGTCGTGTTCCGTGCAGAAATCTACAAGGACATCACGGACCCTCGCCCCGTTGCGACAGGGTACGCGGAAGAAGTGCGCGACTTGTCGCCCGTCAACAAGACATCTCACGTAGAAAACGCGGAGACGTCCGCAATCGGGAGGGCGCTCGCGAACTATGTGTTCCAATCCAAGACTGCTCCACGCCCATCACGTGAGGAAATGGTGAAGGTTGCACGTCAGCAGGCACCTCAGCCTGCGCCGAAGCCGACGGGTGACATGCTTGCCCGTTTCTCTGAGGCGTGCGCCAAACAGGGACTCGACCCGCAAGCGGTAGCAACAGAGGCGGGTGTGAGTTTGGCGACGTTGACTGAGGCGGACATGCCGAAGTTGCGTGACAAGTTCAACCAGTTGAAGCAGGCACCAACCGCTAAGGATGTGGCGGACGCAGACAAGTTCATCGACCAAATCCGTGAAGCGTTCCCCTCAGCACAGGAGATTGCTGACACACCACAAATCAAGGACCCTGATGCGCCGGCAAGTAAGGCACAAATCGGGAAGATTCGTGCGATGCTGTCAGGCAAAGGTATCGCTTCGTACACCGACAAGATTGAGAAGGTGAAGGATTTGTTGAACAATCCTCATTTGAATAAGTTGGAGCAGATGACGAAGGGTGATGCGAACAAGGTCATCTTCATGATTGAGGAAATGAAGTGACCGATGAACGCAAAGGGGAATGTCAGGGCAACAGGGACAAATGTTCCCTGGACAACTGCCCGCTGTTTGGCACTCTGGGACGACCCGACCGCAATCAGGTACGCAGAGTTAGAGGGTGTTCCGACCCTGCCGCTCGCGGTCGTAGAAATCGGACTAAAGGGGATGCGAAGGCGCGTCGTGCCCGTAAAAAGTTGGGGTTGGG